GCGCTTCCAGGCGTTGCGCGTCGCGTCTGAATCCGCGGACTCGTGACCGCAATGCGGACAGCGGAATCGGCAGGACTCGACGGCGCGCGTCACGTCCCACGTCTCGTCGTCGCGCTTTGCGGCCGCATCCCAAACGACGCCACCGCGCAGACCCGTCTCCTCGTTCTTCTCAAGAGTGAACGCGACCGGATGAACCTTTTTGCACGACGGACATTCTGCGCTCCACTCCTGTTGGTTGCCTTGGCGAAAAGACGTGTCCTCGACGTTTCCGGTTTCCAAGTCCATGACGGGAGCTTGTGACGTGTTGTATATTTTCGAGCGTCCAACTTCCTCGAAACGCGATACGCGCGCAACCGCATGACCATAAACGTCTTGCCATTTCGGGAGCCAGATTTCGTCGTTGATCTTGTAGCGGATGGACTGGCTTTGCTGCGAGGAAAGATTCGCAGGGTTCAGGATGAAAAAGAATCCGCCAAAGTAAATCTCGGTCGTCGTTTTCATCGGGCCAGCGCGCGGCAGCATCTTGGCGACTGGTTTGCACGATTCGAAGATCGGGTTGAGCCGCGACTTCGCATGGCGATCAATCATTTCATCGGTCTGCATCGTCCACGAGATCGGGCCAGCGTCGTTACAGATGAGCCACGGCACCCATACGTCGGCGACGAGCGTGCCGCCAATCTGCACCGCCTTGCGGAAATGCACGCGGCGCACGAGCGGGTTTTGCAGCGCGTCGAAGATCGGAATTAGCCAAGGCGATAGGCGCACGTTAAACGGGCCGCTCGTCGCGTAGGACTCGGGCAGTACGATATGCTTGCGCGCCCACTCGTAGATCGGCGAGCGGTCACGCTTGGGCAGCTTGAAGGCGGCGAGGCGGCGTTCGGTTTCGGTCATGCTTCGTCTTTGGTTGCTCCGCCACTCGATGAAAAGAAAGGTCGTTCAGACGTCAGCTCGATCTCGTAATGGTCATCGACGCAACGCCCAGCCCATGACACTTGGTAGAGCAAGCAGTTTGGTCGGTAAATCATGGCAATGATGACGCCCGCGTCGTCGCCGCAAGTGCGATGCCAGACCATGTCTCCGAGGCGAAACTTTGGAGTGTCGGTCATTGAAGGTCGTTATCGTAAGCGTGAGAAATTATTGCAGCCTCTTGCATCGACATCGTTTCAAGTGAACCGACATAGCGATTGCGCTCCATTTTTTCGCGTTCGTTTTTTACGTCTTGCAAGGCTTGAATATAACCGGCTTTCCAGTGTTCGCATAGTTGCTGCTGAATTGCTTCGTCGCTGTAACGACCGACGCGAAGCAACTTGATTCCGATGTCGCAATCGCCCCATGCCTTTTCCGCAAGTTCTAGCCAACCTTTCATTGGGTCGGGCTGAACATCCAAGCGCACGGATGGTCTGCGATTGGCTTGCCATTCGTCGAAACGCGGCGACCGCTTGATTGCTTGCGAGTGCTTCCAGCCGCGAGAAATGTTTCTGTTGGATTTGTTCATTTTTTGAGCAGATAAATCTCCTCGGTTAAATCATGCGGGTTTTCCCATGCAAGTTCTTCGATAAATAAACACGGCGGCTTTCCATCGTTTGGGTTGCTTCTTCGACAACGACTAGGTGCATCACTCGCAAGAATCCATCCAAGAATCTCTATTTTATTCGGAGGGCCGAATGTTCCGGCAATGACTCGATCTTTCAGAATGTCACTTGATTTTACCTTACAATGATTTTTACTTCGACTCCACCTTACGTCAATTCTTGTTCCGTCTATGTCTGGCACATCGTAAACATCAACGTGCAACTCAATTTCTAATCCTAAAAAATTTGCAACGGCCAATTCAGCACAAGCAGCGAGCTGATGATTTTGCAGAAATTGTCCAGCGAATTGCTCAGGAAAAGACGACACGCTTTTCTTTCTGTCTGCGCTGTCTTGGCGTTGTTTTCCAATGTCAAACGCATAATCAATCTCTGATTGTTTTAGCGTTACAAAAACCGACCAGCTCATTGACCGTCCTCCGAGTTTGCCGAGCGCGCCACCATGTCGTTCTGATAAAGCGCGATGTTGGAGTTAATTACCTCGCGGATTTCATCGAGGATAAGCGCGCCCTCGACGTTCGCCTCGGCTGCGTTCTTGCCGATGACGCGCTGGCCTAGCTCGACTTCCAGCTTGAGGCGCAGGAGCAAGTCGAGTTTCTGAGCGAGTGTGGCGAACATATCGTCCACGATCTCACGTGCCACGACCTCTCCAGCCTCGCGCTCATTACGCGCGCGCGCGAGACGAATTTGCTCACGCATCAACTCGGCTTTGAGTTCGGCCAGTCCGCCGCCGCTGCCGCCTACGCGTCCGAGTCCGTGAGAGTCCGCCCACGCCTTGACCTGTTCAAACGTGCCGTCATGCGGAAAACCTTCGCGTTTGCGCCAGTTCCGAAGCGTGCGAATGTCGATTTGCAGTTTCTCAGAAAGTGCAATAAGATCGGGTTCAGGCTTGGGCATATTTTGAGCCTTTGCTTATGTTTTGAGATGCCCACATTGGTTGAAGATTTCGCCAGTTAAAGCACTCCAACATCTGATCTTTTTGGCTCAAATCAAAAGAGGCGCATGGTCTGATATGATCAACGTGCCATTCGCCGTAATTGTTCCACGACATTCCTTGTTCAAATTTGTTTTCGATGTAACTTCTAAGAAACTCAACCGAGCATCCGACCATAGAAAACGAGCCAATGCTGTTTGTGCTTTGGCCCTTCATGGCGCACCAAATCCTAGTCATGATCCGCTTTCTAATCCTAGCAGACGGAGTCTCCATATTTTTATGGTATCTCGCTTTTCTTGTTTCGCTGGGAGTCAGCGAATCGCTTGGCTTAAAATAATTCCTTCGCTTGGTCGTGTCGATTCCAGCCTCCTTGAGAGCATACAAAACTTGTGCGCCTGACGTTCCAAACTCCTTGGCGATTGTTTTGGTTCCTTTTCCTTGGTGGTATCGAGCCATCATGACGATTATGTTGTCCCACGCTTTGCTCGCAGTTTCCTTAAACTGAATCGCATTGCTTCCGCCCTTAACGTGTCGCGAGGTAAGCCAATCAATCACGTCGCCTTGAATCACCTTATGGAGCTTCCTTTCGTGAGCCCATCCCTTCGTTTGATCGTAAATTATTCGTCTCAGTCTTGGGCCCACCATTTGCCGATGAAAGAAAAGCGATCCTTTGCAACTCAAGTCCACTAGTGCCATTCGAGAGATTTCTTTTGATTGCGATAATTCTGTGATCGTCTGATCGCAGGTTTGTCCCGTGTAAATGTTTTGCCACCTGTGCAACCAACCCACGCGAGAGTCTGGCGTTCTTCGCGCACGCCGAAAGTTTTGCAGCGGTTTTCGCGCGCCCACCTTTTCGTCCCATAGCTCTAGCTGCTTCATTTAGCGAAACGCTTTGGTGTGCGTTAATTGAGTCAATCTTATTTTGTGTTTCTTGCGGAACAATCATGAAAAAAAATTACGTGATTTCTTGCACGAGGTCGCTTAACCCACGTTCCCGTCCCAGCCCGAAAGCTTCCTTATACCCCCCGCCCCCTACCGTCACCCCCATTTCGTCGCAAATCGCGCCAAATCGCAAAGGACGGCGGCCTAGGAGCATCGCGGCGAGCGTCGCCAGCTCGCGTTCCGTAGCAATGGCCAAGTCCTCGCCCTTGCCTAGGGTGTCGCACTCCTTCAAGTTATTGATACGCGTTGTCATCATGCCTCGCCCTTCAATCCGTCGGCGTCGCTCCTCGCGTCCTCGTGATGGTCGATGGTCTGCCGGTAGTCGAGCATGAGCGCGGCGAGCTTAGGGAATACGATGGCGACCTTCGCAACCTCCTTGCCGAACTCGTAGTGCAAAGCCTGCCGCGTCCGCCCCGTCCGCTCGGCCATCTCGGAGAACGATTGCGTGACCGCGCTCACATCGCCAGAGCCAACCCTAAGCACGACCATGAACATCGTCGGCGATAGGTCGGCGAGCGTCGCCAGTCGGCGGCATAGGTCGGCTGCGCTCCTCACCTCGCACTCCTCGATCTCGACCAACCGCTCCATGATCTCGGCCGTGAGCTTCGCCGAGTCGCTTGCGCCGTCGTAAACGGCGGTGTAAACAGGCTGGCGATTGATCGTGTAGGTGATCACGAGAGGTCGCCGACTGGGTTGTAAATCAGCTTCCGAAGTTCCGGCGTGATCTCGATGGCATCCATGCCCTCGATGCTGAGTTGCCCCATGCTCTCGCGCTGTTGAAGCAAAAGAATGAGGGCTTTGATCTTCTTGATGCGCTCACCGTATTCGCGCGTAATGGTCTTGCGCTGAACTTCCAGCGTGGTGATCGCGCGTGCTGCGCGAGCCGAGAAGCGTAGTGCCTCGAGTTCTTTTAATTCCAGATCGTGATTTCCGGTGGCGGGCATTTGCGTTTTAGTTTTTTCTTCGAGCCTTGCGCGGTGAGGCGGTGGTGTTTTGCCCACGCATGGCTCGAAATAAGTTTCGGTTTTGTTGGTAGAATCTTGCTCACGAGTAATCGGCTTTGACGTTTGCGCGCTTGTGTCAATCTTTTTTAAACGCTTATCCCTAGCGCATGCTCGCGGTCTGCTTCTTCAGCCAGTCCTGCGTGGTGCGATCGAGCGCAGACCATTGCTCGCCCTCGCGCGTTCCGCCTCGAGCATATACCGAATCAGGCGCGTTTTCGTTTATCCAGTTGCGCCAGCCGTTCGGTTCTGGCAATGAGGTCGAGATCGAAGCGTTGGGCGTTTGCTGTCCCATCGTCGGCTCGCACTTGTTAATCCAATTCACGAAACGGCGTCGGGTCATTGTTTTCTTGTTAGCCGCAGCCCAGATCAAGGCTTTAGCGTGCTCGCGGCGAATGTCGATGCCGCGATATGCAGGCGAGGTCGCAAGGTCGGCTAGCCATTCGGCGTCGGTCTGCTTGGGTTGTTTTTTAGGCTTCTCGGGTTGATCGGGCAAGTCATCGAAAGGAAGATTGGGCGGCGGGGCGTCAGCCTCGCTCTCTGCTTCTTCTTCTAGCTTCTGACTTATGACTTCTGACTTATTGGGCGTTACAGTTGCGTTACTCGGAGCGTTACCTGCATTGTTACGCTCTTTGTTACGGTGATTTTGAACGCGTAACCTAGTCTGTTCTCGCGTGATAGCTTCGTTGAGCATACGTCGGCAGGTTATTGTTACATCACCGTTACCGCATCGTATCACGTTTCCGACCTTCATTGCGTCGATTTCTTCAACTGCTGTTTCAAATTCGGCCTCGGAAACGCCCATGATGCGCGACCATCCACGAACCGGAAAAGTTGCCGTTCCGCGAGTCGATGAGCCGTGCAGAACGCAGAGAATGTCCACCCAAGCACCGCGCGCTGATAGGGTCAAAATGCGCGTATCGACTAAGTAGTCGGACGGGTAAAATTGCAAAAAAGGTAGTTTCATAAATCAAAGAAAAGTCCGCCAGTCCACGCGGTGAAACTTGGCGATGCAACCCGCACTCGCCTCGCGCAGACTGACGGACTAAATTGTTTGATTGATTGCATTGTTAGGCGTTTCACGGCCTTCGCTTTGGTTACTGCGTCGTAAGCGTCTGTAAAGTCAAATTACATCCGATTGCTTCGTCGTTGTCCGCCCAGTATTTCGCAATGGTCAGATAGGCAACCTGCGAATCGTCGCGCCAGATCAGTTCTGATCGCGTGATGCGGTCGAGCACGAGCTTCACCATATTATCGACATCAGGCTTTTGCGTGTGACGCATCGGAGAACCGATTTTCACAAAACCCTGCGCGTTGAAATGCGACTTTGGTCGGCGCATCCAGAACGTCATCACGACCTCGAATGGAGTCTTGTCGTCTGTAGTGAACTGCTTTTCTCTGCACGATTTTAAGATAGCGGCATCGACTGCACGCTTCCAGTCATCGGCAACGTCCGAGTCATAAACGCGCGCGACGTATTTCGCTCCCATCTTGCGGGCGAAGGCTCTCGGTCTTGGCTGGCCTTTCGGGTCACCGTGGATGAAGAAGGTCATTTGCTGGCCTCCTTGCGTCGCACGAGCAAGTGATCGCGTTCTTCTTGCGTGATGCGTTGCGTTAGCAATCCGAGCGAGATCGCGCGCCGAAACACGGTTTGCTGACAGGTTTCAATGTTCATTGCGATCTCCTTTGGAGACTGAAATTCCAGCAGGCGTCGGTCGATTTCTGCATTGAGTTTGTCTTGTTCATAGCGAGTGCGTCTCATTTTTTATTATGTTTTTTGGTTTTGAATCTGCCCAACTCGTCTCGGAGTTCGCGCAGCTTTTCTAAGTTTGCGAAGTAGTCATCGACCCATTGTTCGTTACGACCTCGCGTGATACCATCGGCGCGCCCAGCATAATAAGCGAGCACAACGGCGACAGAGCATAATGTAATTACTGCGAGCGTGATCATTGTTTATACCAACTCGGCAAACTGAGTTCGTGTATGACTGGTTCAAAATTGATCCAGTGGTTGTCCTCGATGCTTTTCTTTAAACGAATCAGGTCGGAGATCGTCTCATCCTGACCGCGTGCGATTGCGTCGTCGCTGAGTTTGTAGACTACAACGCCGAAGGGTTCGCACTTCTCGACCGCGACGTAATACATCCGCGAGACTGGCCGCTCGAAGATTTCGTTGATGAGCGGAAGGTAAAATCCTGCTTGGCGATGATAGCCGTAGGAAAACGCAGCGCGCTCGAAATTGCGGAACGCATCGCTGTCCAGACTCTCGACTGTTTTTACGTCGAGAACGTAAGGCTCGCCGTTGCTGATCTCGCAGCCAGTTGAATTGAACCAGTCCGTGCGGCATTGCAGCGCGCCTAGAGCATTTTTCTGAGCCTTGCGCCACGTCACCTCGGCTTCTCCGTTTGATAACAGTTGACCCGCGATAGGATGCGCCGCTACGGCCTCTCGCATCGCCACGACCTGCGCCAGTTCGTCGGCATCGAGTAACGTCTTGCCTTCATGCTGCGCTGCAAACTCTGCGTAAGCTGCCTTGCCTTCTTTCGTGCGTCGGTCGAGGTCTGGCTTTTGAACGTAGCGCGTCGCAAACTCTTTTTCCTCGAGCACGGCGCAATGCACCGCGCTGCCGAGTCGAAATGCCGTGGACTCGTCCGGTTGCGCGAGAGTCTTTGCGATATACTTTTTGTAGTAGAGCGCGGGCCGTCGGCGGTAACATTCCAATTTCGAGTGCGAGATCGCGCTGTTCGCGTGATAATCTTGAATTGATTCATTCATCTTTTTTGTCCTCCGCGTCGCAGATGAACGGCCAGATCACGATGAGCAAAGTCGTAAATAGAATGAGCAACGCCCATTCGCAAAACCAGCCGATCAATCTGCGGAGTAGGTTCACAGGTCGTCGCCCTCCAGTTTGATTTTGAATTGCAGCGGGTCGATCTCGGTTTCGGTCTCGTCCTTGTAGCGAACCGACCAACTGACCTTGACGTTGATCTTCGGAGCGGCTGCGAGCGAATCCCACTCGACCGAGAACGTCGCCTTAGCTTTCGGCTCGGTCTGATTCTCGTCCTCGATAAATGATTCCTGCGCCGCCTTAGCGATTTGCTTGAAATGCAAATCGAGCAGACTGCGGAATTGTTCCGTCGCTGCGTTGATGACTGCCACTTGTTTTAGATCGTTGTCGTTCATGTTATTCTTTTTTTTGTTTGTTGATGCGTTTGCTGAAAAAATACTTCATGCCACGGTCGATGTCGCCGTGACCGACGTATCGGCCTTGAGAATCTACGCGCTCGCCTTTTTCGTTTAGATGCCACGACTTCATTCGCTCGAGCACGCGTCGTTCTGGTTTGTAGAGTCGGCTCCGATCATAGACGTCGGAGCGACGGATGGCTTGACCCATTACATTCACGCGGCACCTCCAATCGCTTCGCTCAATCCACCGGCGACTTTCTCGGCGAGTGGCGTGACGTTGATCTCTGGAGCAATGTCGCGGGCTTCCTCGACGGTGCGGAGACCTTTGAGAACATCTCCGAACTGATCGCGCAGGATAAAGCCGCGAGCGCGGAACTTGAGCATCCGCTTTGGATAATCTGACCAAGGGCCATTCTTGCCCCAAAGTTTTGCGGCCTTGGCGTCGGCAGTCGTGAATGTCTCCGAGGCTGCGTCGTAACCTTTGCGTTGCACCGTGATTTTGTAGCCGTGCGAGTCTTTGCCGGCTTCGCCGACCTCTTGTTCGGCGTAGCTCACAAGCTGGCCGCTGGCGCGAACCAGAGCGAGAGCGGCGTCGCCGTAGATCGCTGGCCGACCGTTGATGACTGCGGTATTTTGTAGCGCGGCCATTGGCGTCAGCCCTAGTTCCATACCGAGCTGGATTGCGATCATCACGCTCTCGGGCTTCTCCATGCCGCGCGGAGCAAAGCCTGATGCGACGACTGCCTTGGCGAATCGAAATGCCTCGTCGATGCTGGCTAGTTGCACGCCTTGATTTCCGAAAGTGATCTGCGCTTTTGGAGCGGTGTCTGCGACCGCGACTTGTGTTTCAGTTTTAACGTCTGTCGTATTCATGTTATCGGTTCTGTTTTGTTTTGTGTTTTGCCGCCCATCGTTAAATCGGTGGGCGGTTTTGCTTATAGCAAATTGTGCTGGCCTATTTTCGCACCGCGACCAGCGGCGTCGGAGGGTTCTGGTTTACGTCGATACCGGCGACAATTCATTAGAACGGCACTTCCTCGGTGCTCGTCGTGATCTGATAGACGGCTCCACCAGTTCTAGCGTGCCACAATGTGCGACACGCGTTTTTGAGTAACGTGTCCTCGGCGCGCGGAGGAAATGGCGTGCCGTCGTTTTTCAACTGAGGCTCGCGGTCTGCGCCGTACCAGAGAAGTTGTTTCTCGGTGAGCGAACCGACTGCGATGCCTTTGTTTTTGCCGAAGTGAACTTGGACGCTGGCCGCGCCATCGATCACTTGATCGGGCGGTGGAAGCGACGTTGCGCTCGACGTTTTGATGCTCGGTGCCGTAGCGACCGCGCGTGATTTATTTTCGAGAGCCGCGCGGATTGCGCGCAGCTCAACGAGGAGTTCTTGGATTTGTTCGTTGGTCATTTGTTTCTTAGTTTCTGCAAAAGTTTCATCTCGGAGCGATTAACAAGCGTAGCATAATAGCCAAGTTCCTGAGCGATACGATATGCCCATTGCGTGCTAATGCCTAGTTCATACGCTGCAGCCTTGATCGACTCTCCTCGATTGATCGCCTCGACGATGCGCGGCTTGTTTTTTGGATTAGTTGGTCGGCTCATTTTTTCATAAAGGTTTTAACGCGGACGGCGTAACTTTTGGTCGCTGGTTTGATCGCGCCTTTTGGGCCACCGTTGTGAACTCGAGCAAGCGTCTCTACGTCGCCCGCAGCCCAAGCCTGCAGAGCATAGCGTTGAAGATAGGCGGTCACAACGCGCTTGGAGTACTCCAGATCAGCGCATCGCGAGTAATCACCGGCCATACGAGAGTCGGCGTGATAGGCTCGGTGGATTTGTAGCGGGCCAAGTGCCTTGCCGTTGTCGCCGATCGTCGGGCCAAGACGTCCGCCTGTCTCGACGAGGTGCAAGGCGCGCCAGAATGAGTCGGAAGGAGCGGCGTGAGCGGTAAGAACAAGAAAAAGAAAAAGAAGAAAATGTTTCATAATAAAAAATGCGCCTTAGTAACCTCGGCGCGTGGTGATTAGTTTCCTACTTGGATTGCTTCGATGCTTGCACCAGCGTCGTGTGAGTAGCTGCACCACGTTGCTTTGATGCAAAGCCAAATGCGGATTAAATCTGAGCCGCCAGCCAGTCTCTCGGCGGTTGCAATAGTGCCGTTAAATCCAAATCCGTTTGTGTAATAAAGTCCGGTCGTTGGATTGCGGAGAACGAACTTGGTAAGCGCGTCTGATTGGGATGCTTTGGTGATTTGTGCGTTGTTCATGTATTTTTGTTCTCGGGCTTAATTGCCTCCGATGCGAATACGACAACACATCGACTCATCTATTTCGAGACAAATCGCTCTAACTTTCGCGTCACTATCCGTTGTCTTTAATTATCAAAGACTTACGTCTTATCTTTTTTCACTAAGACTGGCCGATGCCACGTTTGTTTTTTGATTCCTGCCGCTGAAATTGCGGTGCCGATAAACTTTTCCAAGTATCCCGAAGCCAATCCACGTCGTAGATAGATTTGAGCGGTGCCGATAGAAATGCCTAACGTATCGGCAAACTGTTCAGTAGTCATCCAGCCGTCACCTTTAGGTTCGCGGGTTTTCGCGCATAGCACCGAACGCAACTCATGCGCCCAGTTAGCCGTGATAGGTTTTGATTTCGGCTGCGGCATAGAAATTTCCGTTGATGTTGCGCGTCTGAAAAAGTTGGTAGGTTCCGTCTGGATACAAGATGCCGTAAGCCCAGCCCTGCGCCCAGCGCAGCTTGCCAGTTTTCTTGTTGATGTAATCCATGTCGCGCTTGCAGAGACAGCCAATGCTGCGAGCCTCAGCCGGTTCGCGCGCAGCGACAGGAGCCGACTCGATGGTGTGGACGTGGCCGAAAATGCAGTTGCGATAAATGTTCGCGTGGCTCCGACACGCAGATGCACCGGCATGGTAGCCATGAATCACCGAGAGCTTGCCGAGTTCGAGCACGCCCAGCTCGGCGTCGTAAGGCAACATCTTCGCGCGGCATTTTTTAACCGTGGCCTCGAGCTGTTTGATTCCGTCGTTCGCGTAATCGCGAATCACACCAGTCGCGTTGCCGCGAAAGTCATAGATGCGCTCGTCGTGGTTGCCGCGAAGGAAATGATTGCTCGAGCCTCCATCAAAAAAGCGACGCAGAAAATCATTTCCCATTTCCCAATCTTCGGCGAGACTTGCAGCCTTCTCCTCGTCGCTCGCGCCCTTGCGCAGATTGCGGAAATCGTAGTTGTCGCCGGCGTGGATTCTGATCTCGGGCTTCCAGTCTCGCATAAAAGACCAGAGCGCACCGGCACTTGCTGAGTCTACCATGTCGCCGTGATTATCGCTCACGACGATGAAGCGTTGAGCACCTTTAGACATCATGTGCCTCGCTTAGGTCGATCGATGTAAGCCCACCGCCAGCAAGTAATGTCTCCGCCTTGGCTGCGACGTATAGTTGAGCGATGACTTGATGGTCGGCAAGTGCGGATGCTCCGAGATACTGTGTGAATTTTGCTCCGCTGAGTCGGAGCTTGGCAATAACTGGCACGAGATAATCCGCACCAGATTGCGCGTGTTCCGCGTCGAGGTAGAGCGCGAAGATGGCCGATGCTTCAAGCGTTGAACGGTCGTAGCGATACGACGTGAGGCGAATGTAATTGCCAGAGATACCGGAAAGCAGAGCGATTGTTTTTTGGAGAGCCATGTTAATTGTATTCAGTGAAGTCGATGCTGAATCGGTAGTATCCCGCACCAATGTTGCTTCCGTCCAACGTTGCCGCGCGAACGTAAGCAGTCGAGGAACTATTTGATGAGTGGTCAAAATCGTAAGCGGCAATCAAATTTGCATCGCTCGCACAACCAGCAACGCCGATATCAGGTTTTGTCGAGAATCCACGGTTGGAAATGTCCACCGAGAATGTCTCAGTCGGTGAGCCTCCAGAAAGCAAGACAACGGCGGACTCTTGAAATATTGCGGCGACTTGGCGCACGCTCGATGCTGAGATTGCGCCAGTTTTAATTCCGCTCACGGTCACATCGTCTCGATCTTGTGATGAGATGTCGCCTGCTCCATACGCTGCATTGTTGGCGCAGAATCCAAGATAAACCCAAGCTGACGCGACGCCACTGCGATTAACCGCGCGCAAAAAAGTAAATCCGCTAGTCGCAAACGTGTTGTAGAAACACATCGTCGTCGCCTTGGTTAAAACCAAACCATTAACGCCAGATTCACCAAACCAATTATAGTCTGTTGCACTGCTACTATTTGTTGCGGTGGCTTTAATTTCGTAATGATCAAAATCTGCCTCAGTGTTTGCGTTCCAGTAGGCGCGTGAGCCAAAGTAATACTCACGAGTGCTCTCGATCAGCTTTGGTGTCACGCCGACATTCGTAAGACCTGACCCGCTCGGAGTAGCAGGTGCCGTCGAATTGTTAGGCGCGGTCTGTGTGCCACCGCTGACGATGTTGCTTGCGATGCCGAACGTGCTGAACGCTTGCACGGCGATCTCATAAGATACGTTTGGAGATAAGTCGTCGATGGAAGATGTGCCGCCTCCGCTGCTGCGTTGGTCGGCGACAATCCAGCCAGCTGTTCCGCTCTTGCGATAGAGCACGTTCATCACAACGCACCGCGTCGAGAACGCTGGCACATTTACCACGATGCGCGAGAACACCGTGCCGTCTCCGCTCAAATAAGTTCCAGTCGTGTTTACTGTTGGCGCACTTGGGTCGGATGGCGGCGTGTTATCAACCTCGCCAGCAGTAACGGCCACCGCAGTCGCGCTTGCTCCGCTGCTCTTTGCGCTTTGATTCTCGCTGCGGTCGTAGGCAGAAATCCAGTAATAATAAGTCGTGCCGAGCGTAAGATTCACGTCCACGAATCGACTCGCGCGAGTTTGAGCGATCTCGGTTGCGCCGCCAGAACTGTTGCTCGTGTTGCGCCAAACACCGTATTCGCCGAAGTCGGCCTCGGTGTTGTCGTCCCAGTCCAGCGAGATAATTTGTCCGGTGCCAGCAATGGCCGTGAGTCCGGTCGGAGTCGCGGGCGGAGTCGTGTCGGGAGCGACCGTGATCGAGTTGGTGACGTAGCTCGTGCTGATCTTGAAATACGATTCGCCGAAGATTCGCACGTTGTAATTCGTGCCGATCTTCACATCAGAGCTGATGTAATCTTCGGACTGGTCACCTTCGACGCGACTCCACGTCAAGTAAGTCGTGCTCGTGCTCGGCTTGTATTCGATGACGACTGCGCCACCGGATTGAATGAACTCCTCGGCTGGCGGTGTCCACTTTACTTTGATGCGTGGAATCGCGGTTCCATCGGCTTGAATAAATTGTGTCGTGCCGTCTGCCGTAAGCGTAAGGCCAGACGGTGCGCCGAGAGTAAATGGGTCGGGCAATGTCGTGTTCGGAGAGTCGGCGACATAAACCTCGTCGGAAACTGTCCACGAATAAACCGAGGACGCCGTTTCGCGCAACGTCATGTCGATGTAAAGCTGCGGCGGATTGCCGTCGCTCGCAAAATGCCACTCCATCACCTCGAAAACTTTCGACGACCAACCGAGTTTTGCGTTGGTGATCATGACCGTGTCGCCCGCGCGAACCTGCATCGCCTCTAGACGGAAGCGGGCGGTGAATGTGATTTCCTCGCGCGCGCGGCGCAGCTCGATAACGGCCAAGCGTTGAGCGCAGGATGAGGACGTCGTGAATGGAAGCACAACGTCGCGATAGTAGCGCGTGTTGTTGTCGTTGGAAACGTAGGTCGCCGACGAGATCGTCGGGAAGTCTGACACTTGCCAGTTGTTCGACTCGCTGACGTAAACGCCTTTGACCGAGTTCACGCGATCGCGCGCGCTCGTGCGGGTCTGGATGTTCAGCGGGCCGACGAAGTGCTTTTCGGTGAGCGTCACTGTCGGGATGCGATAGCCTCCGGCGTAAGGAACAACCTTGCCGCCTGAGTACGCGATGAGTCCTCCCATCGCCGAGAGGAGCTTGCCGATGTTCTCGTCGGGAGAGGCGCTCGTGGCAATGACGCCGTTGCACTCGTAACGGTTTTCGTAGGTCGTCGGCGAGAGCGGGAGAACTTGCACTTGCTCGTCGCAGATGTTTGCGGCCGCCGTGATCGCCGTGTCGTCCACTTCGGCAGAGGTTAATCCCATGCCGAGCGCGGAGTCGGTCAGGTAATCGCGCAAGCAAAGCGCGGCGTTTGCTGAATAAGTGGTCGAGGTCGAGCGCGGGTCGTAAACCTTTTTGCCTTTGATAACTGCCGAGATGTTCGGAATACCGCTCGGAAATTTCTCGGTGTCCCAAGTTAGGCGGACATAAAGGTAAGCGATGCCAGAGAGCTTGTGATCGCTCGTCCACTTGCCGTCCGTGAGGCTGGCCGTGTCGTTAATCAAATCGGTGTCCGCCGTCTGACCGCTTCCGCCAAGATGTTTGTTTACGCGTGCGACGCCGTTGTAGAATCCGGTCGGCGTGTTGCTGACGAGCGGAACGAGATCGTCATTGAAATACACTTCTTGGATTTCCTCGATCTCGTGGCCGGCAAGAGCAATCACGATGTGCAAATACTCGTTTTTGCTTCCAGTCGTGGACATATAAACCACGGTGCCAGATGCGCGACAGCGACCATAAACAAGCGTGCGCGCAGCGATTGGCGAACGCACCATTTGCGAGCGTTGCGAAAGAGATGAATCCGAAAAACTTGGAGGCTTTGGCGCAAGTAATTTCGACGCGGCCATTGATGCCGCTGTGACTGCGATATATTGAATCGTAGTTATTACCCATGCAGATACGGTGTGAATTCCAACGTAACTTAGGGCGAGTGCTATTGCTGCTTGCGGCATGATTATATTTTCCAGAAGCGCGTTTCCGCGCCATCGTTTAAGTTAGCAAATTGAAGTCCATCCTTGCCGACGAACGCTGCGGTTGAACCAAGCACGATTCCCATCGTGTCGCCGTTGCCACAATCACGAACTGCAATGTCACCGCGCGCCGCGAATCCTTGGCCGATTGGCTTGAAGCCTAATGGTTCCATGTGCGTTTGAATGGTTCCGATCAGCCCGCCATGTTTTTCAAGCACGCGAACGCCAGAAAGAGCACGGTCATAAGTGCCGCGCAAGGTCGCCGCTGGGTCGAGTCCGGTACAAAGTTGAATCCAGTCGGCTCCAAACAAGCAGCAATCGTTCACGCCCCAAGCGAAAGGCTCGTTGCGTTTGCGGTCGATGTAGGCGGCGAGAGCTTCGGGCCAGTTTGCGCAGCGTGTCGGCATGGTTATTCGTAGCCAGTCGGCTCGTAGGCTCCGCCTCCGTTGTCGTTAATCGGGGCCGTCATCTTTGCGTTGCCCCAATAAATTTCCTTTTCTTGGATTGAGTTCACGAACTCCAAACCCTTGTCGAGCGGATAAAGATTCTTTTGCTCCTCATCGGTGTAACGCACTTCGCGCGGACGACGAAAATCGACGAGCTTGTTTTCGGCAGTCATGCCAATCGTCGCGTTTTGGCCGTCGTCGTTAATGCTCATCACGTCCATGCGGCCAGAAAAAACGGTAATCGGAGACGAGACGAGCGAGCCGCTGGCATCAAGCGCGCCAAACATGACCGAGCAAGCCTTGCCTTGGTAATTCTCGGAAAGCGCGACTGCAATCATTGCGGTAGGAACGCCCGAGAGCTGCATCGTAATACCACGCGCAGCTAAGTCGGTCGTTTCCTCGACGGGCGAGATCGTGCCGAGCGTGCCAATGCCGAGGTAGCCGGTTCCGCCGTAAGTGATCGTGCCGTAACCGCTCCAAAGATTTACCGGAGTCGTGAACGATAGCGACGCGAGAATGATCGGCGAGAGTTGCGACGCGCTGACCTGCGTCGTCATGTCATTGCTGAGAGAGCGTCCTGCGGTGGTAATGCTCATTGCGCGACGTCCTCCATCACGTTGAACGAGACGCCGTAAAACTTGGCCGTGTCGATGCTCCATTGCGTCGAAGGCTCGGCGAGGCGGAACACGCCCTTGGCGTTGCTGTAAGTGATCGCGGTGCCGCCAGCGTAGGAGGAGCGCAGGACTGGAAACACGTCCACCGACGACGACGAGTTTACTTGCACGACCTTGTAAAGCGAAGTCGAGATTTGCAGCCAATCGCCCGCAGCAAAGGAGCCGGTCGCGCCGCTGATGCCGAGCGTAGTTCCGTTGGCCGTAGCCGAGGACACGGTGAGCGTGCCAGTCACGTTGCCGCGTGGCGTCGGGTTGGCGAAGTCTTGAAAATAGAACGTGCCGCGCTGGGCCATGAGCAGGAACGCGATGACTTGCTCGGCTGCGGTGCGCGTCATTGGTGGGCAATCCACGGTGCCGAGCCAGCCTTGGCCTTGCCAGTTGTACTGTTGCACCTGCATCGTGAACGGCGAGACGTTGCGCGAAACTGCGCTGACGCCTGTAATTGAAAGGCGCGAGGCTTCAAGCGCAGCGGGCGGCGTGAGTGGATAGGAAATTGCCATGATGTTTACGCGAAGGCTGAACGATACGCGCCACCACGGCGCACCATGTCTGGAATCTCGGCTTTGAGGCGGCGACGCTCTTGCTCCAAGATCGGCGCGAGTTCGTTGCGCGTGACGCCGGCGGCGATGTTATAGCTCACGTTGATCGAGGAACCAGCCGAGCCGCCACCTTGGTTCATGTTGGAGTTGGAAACGATGGAGCCGCTGGCGCGTGGCACGAATAATTCTGGACCGCGTTCTCCGACGATGTAAGGCGAGCCGCTTGAGACTGGGCCACCATTTGCGCGGAATCCTCCGAACGCTGCATTGATCGCACCGCCAATGCCAGCAGCTAGAGGAGCCGTGACTACGTTTTGAAAAACAAGACGAATGAGATCGCGCGCCACTTGTTTAAGAACATCGCTTAATTTTTCCCCTGCTAAAATTGCGTCCTCGAAACCAGAAGCAATGATTTGACCCGCTTCGTTTCCGAGTCGGTTTTGCTCAACCTGCAATGCGTTTATTTTTTCGTAAATAGGCACGAGCTTTTCCATTGCTTCGGTCGCAACGGATTTGTCCAGCGATGCAGTTTTTTTCAGCAATTCATATTCTTGCGCTCGTAATCCAATCAAGCGTTCGGATGCGGAAACGTTGCCCTCATAAAGTTTAGATTGAGCAACGCCAAACGCCTCAGAAGCAGCAGCATATTTTTTATCAATTTCAATCAGTGATTTTGTGGCATCTAACTCCATCTTGCGCGCATCATTTCTTTTTCGAGCAGCAGCAAGCGGGTCGCCTCCTTCGATTGCATTTGCTTCTTCGCGCATAGCTTTTGCGCGCACCATGGCTTCATTTGCCATAAGCGATTCGCTTTTTGTCAAGTCATCGAATTGACGCTCTAAATTAGCAGCCTCCTCATTTAACGGTTTTAGTTCTTCGCTTACTCTGGCAAATCGGATGCCAGCCGCCTTTGCAGCAATGTCGCCAGATGTAAAAGCGCCAGCCAATGCGGCCGCGCTATTAGCGGCCGTGATTTGTAACTTCATCGCAGCGGCATCGGCAAAGCCGGTTGCGATTGTTAATTTGTCCAAATCCTCAGAAGTCAGTCCGAGCTTTTTTGCATTTTTTTCAGCGTCGGATAAAAATGCATCCAATCGTTTTACTCCGCCAATTACTGCACTAAATCCAAAGAAACTCGCAAGACCAACCCCGATTTGCTTTGCGGTGCCATGAATCTTTTGAAGCGAGTTTTGTACGCTCGCAAAAGCCTGTTTGGTTGAATCAACCGCCCTGAGTGTGAATGTAGCTTCAGCTGCCATGATGTTTTCTCAGTCGATTTTGGTGGTTAATGTAAGCAAGCCAGCCGTTCATTTCTTCGACTGGCATTGCGAGGACTTCGTGAGCGAATTTGCCGAGACGTTCAGCGATTACATAGACGGCGAGGAGGTCGGCACCTTCATCGCCGTCAATTAGTTTTTTAAGTCGTCGAGCTTCGGCGAACTATCCGAAAGAATCTCATTAGCGACGCGAGCGACGATGTTGCTGTCGGCCTTGTTCAAGAGAGTCGGCTTGTGCTCGATGGTGAACAGCTTCTTTCCGCTCTCGTCCGTGGCCTTCATAATCAAAATGTCCACGAGCAAATCCATATCGTTGTTCTGAGACTTTTTGTAAACTCGGTTCTTCTCGGCCAAGGTCATTGGAGTCGAGAAGATCACGAGTTTCCATTCGGGAACTTCGATTCGTTTAGTGCCGAGGTTGTTGAAGTGTTCGCGGACGAGATCAATGGCTTCCATGTGTGTTTTGTTTTGTGTTTTTCCTAGCGTTAAACGGTCAGGGTCGAGAGCGCGCCGTTGCCTTCAAAAGCAATCGAGCCTTCGACAAGACCATCGAACGAAGCCGACACGTCGAACTTCGTGACGATAGCCGAGCCGGAATAATAAACGTCGGAGGACGACGCGCCCTCTGGATAAAGGTTCAGCGTCACGGTCGAGCCGATGGTGATCAGGAGTTGGCCGGCATCGGCTTCGTCCCAGTAGAGATCGCCAGACGCGCTCCAAGTTTTCATCGAGCCTTGACGCGTGCGGTAGGTGTCGCCGATCACGCTGTCCTCTACGGTGTCAGAGGAGTGCGAGAGCGAGTAGTTGCGGAGTTCGCCGATGGTGGTGGACGAGACTTTGATTAGGCCTTCGCGGCCAAGGTGATTTGCCATGTTAGTCGTTGGTTAAATAGATGCAGTTGAAAGTGTGACGTGCGGTGCCCCAGCGGCGTTCCTCGTCGGGTTCGATCACATATTCGACATTTGTCAAATGAAGGTCGCGGCAAGTACCGCCGAGCGTAACGTCGGCCAAGACTGCGGCCTCGACGGCAGCGGAGCCAGTGTCGAAAAGATCATCAATCAGGTAAGTGCCGCTCTCAGCTGTGAAGTAATCGACGACGAGTTGAAGCTGGCGGTACTGCGTGCGATTGCTCGGGCCGAGCGTGCGAACTTCAATTTGCTCGGTGACGGCATAGACCGCAGCCGACGGAAAGCTGACGCTGGCAATCGTGTTGTTGCGCCCGCGCAGGATGTTCGCCGTGGGCACGACCAGAGCGGACGTGAGGGCGGTTGCGGTGGCGTTTCGGATGTTTGTGCGTGTGCTCATGCGGCGGCGGTTTGAAGTGGCATTGCTCCGTTCACCTTGGTGAATCCAAGATTGACGGCACGGTTAGCGAGAACGGCATTGACCTTTTTAACGGTGGTGCGCTCACGTGAATTGATCGCACCATCGACCATGCGCTGATAATTCGGAATCTTCACGTTGGTCGCAGTCGCTTTGATAAAAGGTTTATCGCCAAAGTTTGAACTGACGTAACCGAACAAGCGTCCGTTGGCTCCGCCTTGTGGTTTCAGTCTATCGGAAAATTTCTTATAGCGCGCACCGGCAACTTTTGCCGATGAGTTCCATCCTGACACCGTCCAGCCGACACGGTCTTCAACTTGCTTGAGGTATTTTTTGTAATCAGCACCAAAAGCAAAAGCGTTTGGTTTTCCAGTCACTCGACCGCGATTGTTTTGGCGTAATCGGTGCTCGTCTTTTAATGCGCCAATGTCGGCGAGCAACTTGCCGCCATAGTAATGATTGAGCTTTGGATTGCGAAAGAGCGCGCGGAGTTTTTCGACTTCACGATTGCGAACATATTTTGCCATCGAGCCATAAAACCCGCCCTTGCTCGCCTTTGCTTTCAAGTCTTGGTAAACGAGAGGCTGCGCCACGTTCGCCATATCTCGACGCACCGCATTGACGCCTTGCTGCTTATTCTTTGGCGGCGTGAATTTCACGATGGTCTGAATCGCATACTTAGCTTCCTCTTTAATCACTAAGCCAAGATCGACCTTTGCGGCAAGAGCGAGTCGCGCCAGTTGGTATTCCAAGCGATGAAAACTCGTCTCGATCTGAATCATATCGCTTTGCAGACTTCGATTTCGCAGCCCGCGCCCTCGGCGTCGAGCGTCACGCGTTCGATAAAATAGGTGATGCCCGCGCGCGAAAGCGTCTGCGTGACCTTCGGCGTCGCGCTCACGCTCGTCGTCAAAAGAAACACGGTGAACTTGGAATCGTCGCGGCGTTGATCTTCAAAGTCAGCAAACGCGTCACGCGAAGCAGACCAAACGCCGGTAATGCTGTTGCCTTGGTAGGTGAACGCGATGCCCGCTTGCGACAAGATAGCGTCGAAATCGGCATTGATTTGAGTCGGGTCGAAGTCTCGGACGGCGGCCATACTTATGCGCCTTTCGTTAAATACCACCGAGCGTGCAACTCGGGCCGATTCTCGCGCAGCCAAGGCTCGGCGTCGTCCATGCACTTTTGCGCGTCGTTGCCGCAGGTCTGACTTCCGACGTGGTGAACGTAGGCGCGCGAGATAAAATGCGGTCGCTTCATGTCGAGGCATTGCACGTCGTCGCTGAACCAGTTGAGCGGAGGAAAATCCACCCATGCGTCGCGGTGAATCCACGCACAGATCGGAGCGATGACGCTTGCTTGAACGATGTTTCGCTCCGACGTGAACCGCAGGAAGTCGATTTGCCCGCGTCCGATGCGGATGTTCTGTTCTCCGCGCGCGTAGTCCGAGCGCGTCGCCACCCAGCCGAGGTATGGATAATGCTCGCGCAGTAATTTCACGTCGCCCATGAGCTTCGCCCACGTCGTTGGCGTGAAGACAATGTCGTCGTTGCAGATCACAAGTTGGTCGTGCTCCTTAAACGCGATGCGCGCAGCCTCGTTGTAAGCCTCGCCGAAGGTCGGGCCAAGTCCGTGCGAAACGTAGGTGCGGATGCCGTGCGGAACGTAGGCTTTGATCGACGCTCTCATCACGTCGAGGCAACGCGCGTTCTTGGTGCAGACCACGATTGCGGGTTCTGGAATCATGGCTTTTTACCTCCAAGGATTCGCTCGATGTTCTCCGCGTCGATGACGGTTTCTCCGCACGTAAGCACGCGCTCATCCCAACTGTTCGGCGGCACCATGCCGTCCTCGACGTTCACGCGAATCACGGCGCGAGGCGTTTCAGTAGGCTCGCCGACGTGATGCAGGAACTGCTTCGCCATTGCCAGCGTCTCGGCGTCGTCGGCCTTTATTTGAAAGTAGTGCTCGACGATCTCAGGTCGCGCCGCAGTCGAGAGCCAAGCGTCGCGGAAAGAAACCGAGCGCGTCGAGTTACCGAGCGTCTTTTGCGTGATGCGAATGGTCGGCTCGGTGTGCTTGTGATAAACCAGTTGAAGCGCGTTTGCGTCCGCTGTCATGCCAGCCAAGCGATATGCACGCGCGGCGAGATCATGTCCCGCCCAGCCGTACCACTTCGCCTCGTGCGTCCACGGACGGTCTTTCTGCGCCGGTTCAGGCAAGGTCAGCATCCGAGACGCCCACCATGCCGCGCGCTTGCCGTCGTTCTTTTCAAACGCCAGCATGATGATCGAGGCGATGGCTTCGCGGCACCACGGAAAGACGCCGTGCGCGCCCATTGCGAACTGCATCGACTCGCGCCGACTCGCTGAGATGCGCGCAAGGTTAAGCTGAACCTCGTAGCGGAAAGAGTCGTCGAGGTTCGGAAAAGATAGGGCGATGCGGCCAAACTGTTCTGCGGCTTGTTTGTTGCCGGAACAATAGTGCTCTTGGTGGATGTAAAAGTATTGAGTCGCCGCCTCGCCTACGCTGCGCCCCAAGATCGCAAGGTTGCGCTTGCGGTTGTCTTGTTTGATCGCGACCGGCTCATGCTTCCAGACCGGCGCCGTCCACTCAACGTGACGGTCGTTAGGCAAGAGAAGCAGGTTTTCATGCACGTCGTGATGCCAGACTCGCCCAGATTGAAACGCGCTGCGACGAATTAACCGCTCGCGTTGCAGTTTCTTTCCGGTGCCGCGCACGTCGTACGGACAGCGCACCATCAGCACGTTCTCGGAGAGTTCGGCGAGCTTGCTTTTAAGGTCGTCGGCTTCGGCCAAGACGTCGTCGCAATCCGCCCAGACTAGCCAATCGCCTGTCGCATACGCGAAAGCCTGATTGCGTGCCTTGGCGAAGGAATCGACGTGCTTCCAAGTCTGCGCCGTGACCCCGTTGTGATACTCGCTGAAAACGAAATTGACGCTGTTGTCGATGCACCATCCGCGCGCAATTCGCTCGGTGTCGTCCGGTTCCTTTGAGCCGATGGCGCGGACAAGTGAGAGTTCGTCGATCAGTCCGACGAACGAGTTAAGCATTGCCTCGATGTGGTGCGCCTCGTTGCCACAAATTACGCAGAGGGAGATTGTCATAGTCGTGTGTTTTGCTTCGGTCAATAGAAGGCGCGCGAACCGTCAAATTAAACCGTCCGCATCGCTAGATATAAATCCACGAGCGGATCCGGCCACAACCATTGCGGCACCGCGCGAAAGTCCTTATATGTCGAGGAAATCCAGAATGGCGTCGAACTCTTAGCGAGGTTCACGTTCGCCGGTAGAACCTGCAAATTATCGTGATGATGAAATCCACCGTGCTTGATTGGGATAATGTGGTCAATGTGATGCTTGATTCCAGTCTCTGCGGTCAGCCGCTTTGCCTCCTCGTGTAGACGTAGCTCAACGCTCTCATCGTGCTGCGGGTGATGCAGAGATCGCTTAAGCGCGCGACGCTTTGATGCGAGCTGGTTGATTCGCTCGGGATGCTTCTCAGACCACGCTCGCTGCCGATTCTTAGTTTTTTCTCTGACATCCTGCTGATTTGCATATCTTGAGCGACAATATGCGGTATGAGCTTTTTTGTAGTTTTCGTCTTTGCGCCATTCGCGCATTTTCCTGCGCGCTGCTTCAAGGCGCGTCTCAAAGACTTTCGGATCCGCCCAGTATTCTCCATTTGCATAGCCTACGGAATACCCGCAGAACCGCTTCCCATCCTCCCGCGTTTGTCCATGCCTTAGCCGTTGCTCTGGATTTTCAGCAATCCAGCGCCGCATTTCAGCGTGCTTCTGTTTCCGTTCTGTAAATATGATTCCGTGCCAAGGGTGCATAAAAAAACCGACGCTCAGTTAAGAGCGCCGGTTTAGTTTAAGCAAACGTTATCTCAACTGTATTGGGTTGCGATAAGCTGACCGGCGTTCGTGTTCACAACCTTCTCGGCGGTGTAGTGCGAAGCGCGGACGATGTTCGATTTGATCGACTCGTCGCGGTAGGTGCTGACGCCGATGGCGGGGCCGTACTCAGACCAGTTGAGCGTGAAGCCAGCGCCACCACCAAAGAAGCCGGCAGAGGCTTCGGTGACGTTACCGACCCAGATGTAGGTGTTCGCCCAGACGTTGCTGGAGCTGAACGCCACGCCTTCGGGAGCTGAGTCATAGGCAGCGCGACCGATCAACACTTCGGCAACGCCGAACACTTCGGCAGCGGCTTGCGTCGAGGCATTGAGGATGGTGTCGCTCGAAAGACCGGTGCCACGGAGGCGGTTCTGGAATTTCGTGGAAGCGCGGAGGCGCGTCCAGACTGGGAACGGAATCACAACCTTGGCGTTGCTCGTGGATTCGCCCTTGGCGAGCATACGGTCGAGCGCGTCTTGAACGTCGGCAGCGGCGTCGAAGGTGGCGATGTTGGCCGTGGTATAAGCCGTGGCGGAGTTCGTCGAGGTGAAGTTGGAGCTGTTGAAGATCGCGCTAGAGACGCGGAGTTCGTGAGCGAGGAGCAACTTGCGCTTGGCGAGCTTGGCGGCGATGACTTCGGCATCGAAGAAACGAGCGACGTCGAGCGTCACCGTGTCATCGACAGCTTCTTCATAACCGTACTCGAGCGCGGTGTAAGTGTCTTGGTTGAAGGCGCGGGTGCCGCGAGCGTAGGTGCTGTAAGGCGCGCGGTTCTTGACCTCGCTCTTGAGCAGTTGGCCTTCTTTGAGAACAAAGGAAGGATACTGACCAGCGCGGACAGGAACATTGAGGACGGGCATCACAGACGTGCCGATCAAGCCAGACTCCCAGTCTTTAGCTTGCTCGAGAACGCCAGCGACGTCGCCACGGAAAATTGCAGCAGAATT